TGGTTCTGCACAGTTTAACCTTGACCAGCTATCAGTAGGTAAACAAGCCTTTATTAAGATGTTAGAGGAAGCTCTAGCTAAACCAACAGAAACTATAGACGAGTAAAGAATGTCAGACATGAACGAACGCTTAGCCATTATCGAGACTAAGGTAGAAGACTTAGAAGCTAACCACAAAGAGTTACTAAAACTAATGCACGAAGTCAAAGATGAGATGACTCGTTACAAGGGCTTCTTAGGCGGTGTTGCGTTCATTGCGTCTGGTATTGGTATCTTCTTGACTCTGTTCAAGGATTGGATTATTAAACACTTATAAGGACTACTATGCCGCTCAAATCAGGTAAATCACAAAAGACTATCTCATCTAATATCCGTAAAGAGATGAAGTCAGGCAAGCCTCAGAAACAATCTATCGCTATTGCTCTAAGTAAAGCAGGTAAATCTAAACCAGCTAAGAAGATGGGTGCTAAGCGTGGCTACTAAGATGGGTTTGTATGCCAACATTGCTGCCAAGAAGAAACGTATCGCTGAAGGCTCTGGCGAGAAGATGCGTAAGGTAGGCAGTAAAGGTGCTCCAACAGCTAAAGACTTTAAGGATGCAGCTAAGACTGCAAAGAAGAAGAAATGATTAAAAAAGGTAAAGAAACCTTCGCTGGCTATAACAAGCCTAAGAAGACTCCTAGCCATCCTACTAAGTCCCATGCTGTATTGGCTAAGTCAGGAGACCAAGAGAAGCTAATCCGGTTTGGTCAACAAGGTGTAAAAGGAGCTGGTTCGGCTCCTAAAACTGCTTCTGAGAAGGCTCGTCAGAAGTCCTTTAAAGCTCGTCACGCTGACAATATCGCTAAAGGCAAGATGTCAGCGGCATATTGGGCGGACAAGGTAAAGTGGTAAAAATAGTATAGAAAAGTGTTGCAATTTTACAACATTTGTGTTAAGATTAGGAAAATATGGCTGCTTACAATTACCTCCAACTGACTAACTCAGTTTTACGTAGATTGCGTGAATCTGAAGCTACGTCCGTAAATGACAGCGACTACACCAAGCTCATAGCTACTTATGTCAATGACGCTAAACGTCAAGTAGAAGATGCGTACAACTGGAACTCATTGTCTGAAACATTGTCTGCTACTACAACAGCAGATATTTTCAGCTATGTATTAACTGGTTCTGGTCAGCGTTTCCGTCTCATCGACATTATTAACGATTCTAGCAATATGATTATGCAGAATCGTACTACTCGTTGGATGGACCAAGCGTTTTTGGTGAATAACCCACAAAAGGGAACTCCGTTCTATTTCAACTTTAACGGTACAGACTCTAACGGCGATACATTAGTCGACCTATATCCTATCCCTGACGGTGCTTATAATATCCGTTTTAACGTGATTAAGCCACAGATTGAGCTGGTAGCTGATGCTGATGTCCTTTATGTTCCTCACGAGCCTGTAATTATGGGTGCGTATGCACGTGCGATTGCTGAACGTGGTGAAGATGCTGGTATTCAAGGTAACGAAGCCTATGCTTTGTACTTACAAAGTCTCTCCGACGCTATTGCGTTGGAATCAGGTCGATATATCGAAGAAGGTGAGTGGTTCCCAGTATGAAGGCACTGAAAGCTGCTTCTATTGCTGCTCCGGGATTCTATGGCTTAAACAGCCAAGATTCTGGAATTACTTTAGCTTCTGGGTTTGCACTCAGAGCAGAAAATTGTGTCATTGATAAATATGGTCGTATTGGTTCACGCAAAGGCTGGACTAAGGTAAACCCTACTGCATTTAATTCTAGTTCTGTAAGAACTATATTTGAGTTTGTTAAAGCAGATAACAACCTTATCTTTGCTGCAGCGAACAATAAGATTTATGGTACTCATCCTACGACAGGTGCTTATGTCGAATATCCTGTAGGCGGTACTAATTTTTGGATTTCTTCTGATGTAACTTATACTCAAACAGGAACCACTGTTACAGTTACCAAAACAGCTCATCTATATGAGACAGGAACTACAGTTTATTTTGGTCCTACGTCCGGTACTGCAGATGAAGGTATTTATGTAGTAACTAAAATTAGTGGAAGTGTATTTACCTTTACTTCACCTTCTTCTGAAACTACTAGCGGTCGTGCTAATATTACTAATATCTTAACTGATTACAGCATTACTGCTGATAACTGGCAAGCTGTTAATATGCCTTTAGGTACAGGTTCTACTGCTTCTGCTCATGCTATCTGGGTACAAGAAGGACATATTCCTTTAGTGATGCACAAGCTAAGCAATAATGACCATTCTCATTTAGATGGTTATGGATTCCAAAGATTAGGAGATGTTGGTAATGTTCCTATAGGATATACTGTTGATACATTTAAACCTTCCTGTGGTATTTATGCTTACGGTAGATTATGGGTTGCTGGGGTATCTTCTAACGATACACAAACAGTATATTTCACTGACTTACAAGACCCTTCTGAATGGAGAACAGGTACTGCTGGTTCATTAGACATCAGTGCAGTGATTCCTACTGGAGACCCTATTACAGCGATTGCTGAACATAACGGTTTCTTAGTAATCTTCTGTAAGAAGCACGTAGTTATCTACTCTGGTGCTAAAGACCCGTCAACAATGACATTACAGGACGTTATTACTAACATCGGCTGTATTGCTCGTGATTCTGTTCAGTCTGTTGCGGGTACAGACATCATGTTCTTGTCCGATACCGGTGTTCAGTCTTTATTGCGTTTAACACAAGAGAAGTCCTTACCTTTACGAGATGTCTCAAAGAATGTCCGTGATGAGCTATTGTCTTATGTTAACGGAGAAGTTCTAAGCAATGTCAAGGGTGTTTATTTCCCTAATGACGCTATGTATCTCTTAGCGTTGCCGACATCTAAAGTAACTTACTGCTTTGATACTCGTGGTGTCTTGGAAAACGGAGCCGCTAGAGCCAGCGTCTGGAATCAGATTAATCCTACTGCTTTCTGCACAATGCAGGATAAGAGCTTGTATTTAGGAGAAGTAGGATACATTGGTAACTATAACGGATACCAAGACAATACTTCTACATATCGCATGGTTTATTTTACAAATTATTTTGATTTAGACCAAGCAACAAATTTAAAGTTTTTAAAGAAATTAACCTTAACAGCTATCGGCGGTTCTGCTCAGCCACTAACAATTAAATGGGGTTTTGATTACTCAGAGCTGTATAAGTCTGGGTCTATTACATTGCCGGGACAAGTATCTAGTTACTTTAATGTTGATAAATACAACGAAGGTAAGTACAGCGATGGTATTGACCTTGTAAACACGAAGACTAATTTAAGCGGTAGTGGTAAAGTGATTCAGATTGGCTTTGAGACAGACATTAACGGTAATCCTTTGTCTATTCAAAAAATTGATATATTCTACGCATCAGGGAAAACAGCATGAGTAACTACGTAAAAAGCACTAACTTCGCTATCAAAGATGGCTTAGTAACAACAGACCCAGCTAAAGTTATTAAAGGTACAGATATTGATAACGAATACAACGCTATTTCTAACGCTGTTGCCACTAAAGCAGATATTAATAGTCCATCTTTTACAGGTACTCCTACCGTCCCAACAGCGGGTTCTGGTTCGAATACAACTCAGGCTGCTAGTACTGCTTTTGTAACTGCTGCAATTACTGACTCTAATTCTGCAACAGCTACTTTAACTAATAAAACTATTAACCTAACAAGTAATACTTTAGTAGGTACAACTGCTCAGTTTAACACTGCGTTGTCTGATGACAATTTTGTAACAATCACAGGTACTGAGACACTTACTAATAAGACTTTAACAAGTCCTTCTATTTCTTCTCCTACGTTAACAGGAACTCCTGTAGCTCCTACTGCAACTTCAGGTACAAACACAACACAAGTTGCTACAACAGCGTTTGTAACTGCTGCATTACAAGCTGTTTATCCTGTTGGTTCTATTTACATTAATGCAAGCTCATCTACAAACCCTAACACACTGCTGGGTTTCGGTACATGGACTGCTTTTGGTGCTGGTAAAGTATTAGTTGGTTTAGATGCTAGTGATGCGTTGTTTGACACACTAGAAGAAACCGGTGGTTCCAAAGATGCTGTTGTGGTAAGTCATACGCATACAATTACAGACCCCGGACATAGTCACCTAACAGTGTCAACCGATAATTTAACAAATCGAGTTGGTCTTTCTGGAGGACCTCAATCAGCGTGGTTTGCAGATACCGCTGGTTCTCCTTCAACTTCTACTGCTACAACTGGAATTACTAATCAAACTGCTGGTGTAAGTGGTACAAACGCTAACGTACAGCCTTACATTACCGTTAGAATGTGGAAGCGTACAGCTTGAGTTTCAAAGTACCTGTTGTTATTCGTGAAGACTACACGATGTTGTTAGAATTACATGACAACTTATTGTGGTTTCACTCAGATGTCCGTAAATGGACACCAGAAATAAAAGTAAAGTATTTAGAAGATTTAAACTTGTTGCAGCATTTAGTATCTGTTCCTTTAGTTGCTATTGCACATAAAGACAATAAGAAATTAGTAAAGTTTGGTAAATCAATCGGGTTTGAATTTAAACAAGATTTTATAAATCAGGATAAACAAATGTATCACATATATAGTAGGAGTCTATAATGGGTGGAGCAGCATCAGCAATCGGCGGAGCAATGAATCTCGCTGGAGGTTTAATTGGTGGTTCTAAAGCAGCAGACGCATCAAAAGGACAAGCAGAGGCATTACGTGCTGCTGCTGATAAAGCGTCTGCAATGGCAGCTTTTACTCCTTATGGAACCACTACCGCTTTTGGAACTTCTACGTTTCAAGACGGTAAGGGCAGTTATACACTGTCTCCAGAGCTTAAAGCAATCCAAGATAGATTGTTTGGTCAAGCCGGAACCTATGACCCAACACAGCTAGCTCAAGCAGCACAGCCCTTATACGGAGCTGCTAGTAATCTGTTTGGTCTAGGAGGTCAATTACTTCCTACCGATATGACTAGAGCTTCTACTCCTGAAGCACAGGCTCTAGCACAGCAGTATTATGCTGCACAGCAGGGTTTAATGCCTACGTCTTATCAGACATCAGCTTCTCCTGAAGCACAAGCGTATGCTGAACAACTGCGTCAAACAGGTGCTGGTTATCTGGCTCAGTCTCCTGAAGAGGCTCGTGCAGAATATGTACGTACTCAACAAGCAGCATTGGCTCCGGGTCAAGAACAGCAATTAGCTTCTATCCGTAACCAACTGTTTCAGACTGGTCGTTCTGGTTTAGCTACTGGCGGTACAGAAGCCGGTGGTTTACAGTCTTCAAATCCTGAATTAGCTGCTTACTATAACTCTCTAGCTAATACTAACCGACAAATTGCTGCTGGTGCTGAAAGTGCTGCACAACAGCGTCAAGCACTTGGTTTAGGTATGTTAGGTCAAGGATTGACTGCACAACAGCAATCTGAAGCAACTCAACGTCAGAATATGTTACAGAACTTAGGTCTAAGCCTCGGTTATGGTACTTCTGGTCTTGGAACAGGTACAACATCAGAGCAACTTGCTCGTTCTAACTACGCTGAAGATTTACGTCTTGGTGCTGGTTTGTTCGGAACTGGTGGTGCATTGCTTGGTCAAGTTCCTGCGTTGACAACTGCTGGTTACAGCCCACTACAGACTCAACTCGGTCTACTCGGTACAACCGAAGCAATGGGTCAACAACCTTATCTACAAAGTATCGACCTTGCAAATCAGTATGCTCAAGCTGGGGCACGTCAAGGTCAGTTATACTTACAACCTCAACAAGCCGCTGCTAATGCTTATGCTCAATATCAAGGATATAGTCCATTGGCTGCCGGGCTTTCTGGTGCGGGTTCTGCTTTTGGTAGCATGGGCGGTGGCGGTACTTCTAGTTGGTTCAGTAACTTACTAGGAAGCGGCTCTGCTCCTCAAGCTGATAGTGGAAGTACTGCAAATCTATTTAGTGGAAGTTCAGCATATAATCAAATGGCTGGTTGGTCAGCATAAGGAAAGAAGATGGCAGATAATATTGTAGGTGGTTTATTCGGTGTTGACCCTTCTGCGTTGCAGCGTCAGCAACAAGCAACAACGGATGCTCAAGCATATCGTTATGCTTCTTTAGACCCAATGCAGCAAGCTAAGTTTGCTCAGTATCAAGGCGGTGCTGGCTTGGCTCGTGGTATTGGTGGTTTATTAGGCATGGAAGACCCTGAACTTGCTAAAGCATCAATGGCTAAGAAATTAGCCGGTCAGTTTGACATTACTAATCCTGCTGGTTTACGTCAGTATGCTCAAGCATTGGCTCAGAACGGTGCTCCTGACTTAGCTCAGATGGCTGCTGCAGAAGCTGATAAGCGTGAACAGACTGGACTCGGTCTACAGAAGACTCGTGCTGACATTACTAAAGCAGAACTTTCTGCATCTAATGAAGAGAAACTTCGTGGTGAACTCGCTGCGTTAGGTCCGAATCCTTCTGAACAACAGGTTATCGCTGTAGTACAGAAATACGGTTCTCCGGATAAGATTTTACAAATTCTAACTCAATCGCAAGAAAGAGCCGCTGCTCGTGCTGCTAAAGCCGCTGGCGGCGGTGAAGGCGGTGTTGGTACTCCGGGTCCTGTAGGTAAGTCTGGTGCATATCGTGACATTACCGGTCAAATTCTCGGACCTACAGAAATGAAAACAGTTCGTTCAGAGTTTGAAACTAATCAACGTTTGCTGAGTACATTAAATAATGTAGATGCTACTGATATTAAGAACGCTGAGAGCTTTGTTGATTGGACCACTAAAGGCGAGTCTAAAGCCCTTGCCTCCAAAGCAACTCTTAACGCTCAGTCTAAAATTGCTGCATCGCAGTTGCTTGAGCAGATTGGTCAATTACCTCCGGGTTCTGCTTCTGATGCCGACATGAGAGCAGCAATGAAGAGCTTTCCGGGCTATTCAGACCCTGAAGCACTGGCTCAGTGGGTTAACCGGACTAAAGAAAAGTTATTGGTTAATATCGGTCGTACTTCAGACCAGTTTGGCTTCAAGCCGACTGTTAAAGCAACAGAGCCGATTGATTTAACAAAGAAAGCAGCTAAGGCTGGCTCTTCAAGAGAAAATCCGATTAAGCTAGACTAAGGACAATTATGCCAGTATACGAATACAAAGGACAGTTTTACGAATTAAATGAAACTGACCCTGCTGCAGCAAAAGCTAAGATTGTATCTAGTCTTGGTGGAACAACAGCAAAGCTACCTGCTCAAACCGGTGTAGCTACTCCTGAATCAATGGTTGCTGACCCTTCTAATCCGTTTAGTTTTTTAGGACAAGAACAGCAGACTGAACAAGGTCCAGCGATGCAAGCAGTAGGACAAGGTGTCAATCGTGCTTTGCAGGTTGGTGCTGGTCTTGCTAAAGGTGCGGTTATTAATCCTGCTGCTGCTGTTGCTCAAGTTGCTGGCGGTGAAACAGGTCGTCAATTTGCACAAGAGGCTCAAAAGTCTTATGAGACACAAAGAGCTAATGCTGGTGCTCAAGGCTTTGATTTTGCTGAATTAGCAGGTGCTGTTGCTAGTCCTATCAATCGTCTTCTTCCGGGCGGTACTGGCGGTCAAGCTGCATTAGGCGGTGCTTTTGGTGCTGCAATGACACCAGTAATCGGTGAGAATCTTTCCATGTCTGATGTGCTTGCTGGTAAAGTAGAACAGATGGGTCTTGGTGCTGTTGCTGGTCGTTTAGTTGGCGGTTTAGCTAATGCACTGACACCGACATTAAAAGCAGGTGCTCGTGAGCTGATGGAAAAAGGTATTCCTGTTACTCCCGGACAAGCCTACGAAGGTGTGCCCGGTATGCTCTATCGTCAGATTGAGAAACTAGACATTCCCGGTATGCGTGTAAATAAAGACGCTATCAACCTTGCATTTACTAAGTCTACAGGTGACGATGTTTTAAGCATTGTCGGTGAGAAGTTACCTGCTAATGTAACAAACGGTCAACAAATCTTCGGGATTATTCAGAATAAACTCACTAAGTTCTATGATGATGCTTTAGATAAGATTGGTCCAGTACGTCCTGACCAAGAGTTTACTCAAGGTATTGCTCAAACAATAGATAATTTAAATGCAAATCTTGGAGCTAAAAACCCAGCTACTAAAGAAGTTAAGAACTTTATTCAAGCTAACGTTATGCAACGTATTGGTAAAGACGGCAGCTTCGGTGCTAAGGATATGAAGCGTTTAGATGAGATTTTTAAAACAAAGATTGATTCTATTAAAGCTACTGATACTCCTGCTGAAATCAAAAGAGCAGCTTATGATGATGCGTATAAAGCTATCAAAGGTCTTTTACTACGTAATGATGAAGCAGGTGATATTACTAAAGCTAACTTAGCTTATATGCAACGTTCACGCATCATGGAAGCTACGCAGAAGAACGCTGCTGAATTTGGTGGAACTGCTGGTACTTACAGTCCTGCTGAATTAGCTAAAGTTGCTGCAAAACAAGGCGGCGACATCGAAGCTGCAATGGGCACTGCTCCACTACAAGCTCAAGCAACTAAGGCAATGAATGTTGTTGGAGATACAACTCCTGAAGCTGCGAAGTTCCGTACACTGATGATTGCTGGTAAGTTGACTGGTCTTGGTGCATTAGGTTTGTTCTCACCAATGATTGCTGGTCCAATCCTAACTGCTTCTGGTTTGACTTACGGTGCTGCTAAGCAACTGATGAAGAATCCCGGTGAAACTCGTAAAGCTGTCTCTGAGGCACTAATGAATAATCCATCGTTGTTTGGTGTTGTTCCGGCAAACATTCGTGAGCAACTTCGAGGAATGAAAGAATAATGGACCCAATCACACTACTAGCAGCTTTTGCTCCACTAGCAGTAGATTTAGGTAAGTCATTAATTGCTAAGTTTGTAGCACCGGAGAACTTTAAGCCAGCAACTATTGAACAATATGTCCAAGTCAAGCAATTAGACTTAGATATGTTCAAGGCTTTAAACGAGGCTGGTGGCTCTAAACCCTCCTACTTGTGGGTAGAGGCTATCGTGAGGTTACAACGTCCTCTAGTGGTCGCTATTGCTCTTGGAGCATGGGCTTATACACACATCGTTGGTACACCTTCTTCAGAAGTAGATAATTTTGCTGCTATCGTTGGGTTCTACCTCTTTGGTGACAGAACTATGTTCTACGCTAAGAACGGAATCGCTAAATGAAACTAACCGAGAATTTCTCGTTAGAAGAGATGATTGCATCTGAAATTGGTGCAAGACGAGGGTTAGATAATACTCCTAATGCTACCGAGATAGCTAATCTGGTGCGGACAGCAGGGCTTCTAGAGCAAGTTCGTAAGATTTTAGGTAAGCCAATTCTTATCAATTCTGGATTTAGGTCTAAAGCTGTCAATGATGCTGTAGGGTCAAAAGATACCAGCCAACATCGTATTGGATGTGCTGCTGATATCAGAGTCCCCGGAATGACCCCTAAACAGGTCGTAGAGGCGATTGTTAAATCGGATATACCCTATGACCAAGTCATCAGAGAATTCGACTCATGGACGCATATAAGCGTTCCTGACAGTGCTGCTAGACCACCTCGTAAACAGGCTTTAATTATTGACAAAAACGGTACTCATCCGTTGCCATAAAAAAAACCCCGCCGAAGCGGGGCTATAAAGCACTACACAATATAATTAGATAGAGCATCCACCAGCGGTGCATGAGAGCATCTGAGCTCCTTCGACATTATCGTCATACTCTTTGAAGTTCTCCCAATCTACAGATTCAGGAACTAACACCTTCAATCGGTTGTAGGCTTCTTCGTCTACTTCCTCGTATGGAGCTTGTTTGTAAGTTCCGCCATCCATCGGCAAGAAAGACACACCAGTTACTTCATCGAAGTACTTAAATGTCCATGCTCCGACATCCATCCACTCGTTCTCTAAAACAGAGATAGTTACTGAAGGTTTATGCTCACAATAATGACGCTGGAACAACAACCACAAACGTAAGTGCTGAATCGCTGATAAATCTTCACGTAACAATGCACCATCAGCCACAGCAACAGGGAAGCTAAATACTGTAGTAGACTCAGGCTTCATCACACAAGGCTCTGCTACAAACCCTGCTTGAATCATGAACTGTGTTAGTGGGTCCTTATTATCAGCTCTAACCCTGCGGATATAATACTTGCTATGCTGAGGATGGATGCCACTTGCAGTAGAACAGAGCTGCGATACAGTTCCTTCAGGCTTAATTGCGGTAACAGCAACGCTTTGATTAATCCCAATAGCATTAGCATAGAAAGCGTTAGTACTAACAGCAAGGTCACGTAGTTTCTCCAATCGAGCAGGTAATCCTTCATCATCAGGATTGTTAAGTAAAGTGTTGTCGCAAATACCGGTCATTGACACACCTAAGAGTGCTTCTTCTTCAGTGTTCTTCTGCCAGACTTTACGCAAATAAGGGAAGTCAGTTAACGACGCTTGAAAAGTTCCAAGAATTGTTGCCAAACGAATCTTATTGCTGATGGAGTCAATATCATCGCTGCTACGAATAATACAGCTAGATAGGTTGCAGAATTGATAAGGACGCAAAATAATCTCGCTACAAGGATTAGTGCCGAAAGCATAAGTTGCATCACGACGTCCATTCTTTGCTGCTTGTTTTTGACTTGCTTCACGATTAAAGATTCCTCGCTCACCAGAGTGTGATTCGTAAATAGAACTCCACTCACGCATGAATTGACCAATAGATGGTGTCTCTAAGTACGATGCAGAGTTGTTAGCCAATGCACGTTGACCCTGACCATCCCACCAGTTACCAGCTTTAGCATGAGCCATCTTGTCATCAGCTAAATCTGACAAAGAAATCATGGCTGACCGTCTGACTCCACCCACAACAACAACTTCCCCGATTTTGCAGAGAATATCATGACATTCAAGGGAATTGAGACGACGACCAACTGCTCCTTTGAACTTGGTGATACAAAACTTATAAAGCTCTTCCAAAGGACCGGGTCCAGATGCTCTTCCTCCGAAAGTCTTGAGTCGTGCTCCTGCAGGTCTAACTCTTGATACGTCAAACTTTGGAATCTCGCCAGCGTAGAGCAAAGCCAATAACTGACGGAGTGATTTAGCCCATCCTTCTTTAGAATCCGACACAACAATAGTAGTTTTACTATCGTACAACTTAGTCGGCACTTCAGGTAACTTAGAAACATATTGCTGCTCCACAGAAAAGCCTACTCCTGTACCACAGAGAAGGATATACATTGCTTCGTCAAACGCTTTAGGGTCATCAATCGGTAGGTAAGAACAGTTAAACGCTGCTACGTTCTGACGCTCTAGGGCTGGACCAGCAGTCATCACTGCTCTCATAGACGGTACTACATCTAAACCTACAACTGCTTGTTCTAATTCGCTACGCAACTCTTTAGTGAGTGTGTAGTTTTGTTTCTCTGCTAAATGCTTTTCCATGAAATCAAAGTAACGAGCAACAGTCTCGTTCCAGTGTTCACGACGACCTTTATCGTCAAGATAGCGGCTGTATCTCGATTTAGCAATAAAGGTATTGTAAGGTGTCATTGTGTAGTTGTTACTCATTCAACTTCTTTCTCTAGTGTATCGGCTTTGTCTTCTATTAAATCACTAAATCTTTCTACCAGTTCCTCGCTTGTTATTTCCAGCAGTTCCAGCAGGTCTAGTTCTGGTATTTGTTTTAGTCGTTCCTTTATTTCCGGCAGTGTCAGCGGCATTACATACTTTCTCCTTCTTAAAATGTTTAAGTGCTTCGTTTAAACCGTCTTCCCACTTATCGAACCACACAGTCTTCATCGTATCATACCAATACGTAGTATTCAACTTAGGATACCATCTCCAGCAAGATAATTTCTCACCGCCAATTAAATTAGCGACAGGAACACCTACCGAGCCAGCGATATGTGCAATAGCGGAATCGACAGAGATAACTCCGTCCAATGCTTGAACTTTGTCAGCAGTGTCAATCCATAAATCAGAAGTAAGATAACCACCTTCTTGTTGCAGGTTCACCCAATCAAACTCCGGATGTTCTGCAATGAACTTTAACATGATTTCTTTAGGCATTTGTTTTGCCTTCATGTTCCAACTGGTGTTGGTAGTGGTATAACAGTATCCTATCATAGGTTTATCTCTTTTGTCTTGATGTAGGTCAAGATTCTTAAATATACCTTCTGCACCATAAATGTGCTCAACCGGATTATGAGATATAACTCCATGTTCCATAAGACAATATGGCAAGGACATCACTTTTACACGAATACCGTTCTTGATAGGTTGTTCTATATCGTAAAATCCATCGTGATTCGGCAGCCTCCGAAGCAGCTTTAGAATCTGGCGAGGGAACGCTAATTTCACTGACTTAGCACCAGCTTCTTTAAGCAATGGAATAAACCGACTGAACTGAATCATGTCGCCCCAGCCAGCTTCACACCAAACAACAACATTCTCGCCTTTGATGCTCATTCCCGGAATCCACACACGCATCTTATCGAAGTTGTTTTTAACTCCGTACACCGGTGTCAGGTTAGGAAGAGAACGCAGCTCGTGAAGATACCAGCCGTATTCCCAGTTACCTTCCTTGATTAGCTTTTGTCCCTTCTGATAAGCTGGATTAGCGTCTTCTTGGTTTGTAATACCGTAGAAGTTAATCCGTCGATGTTTGTTTAGTTCAATCATAGTATGTGTCTTTTACTTCATCATAATGCGTGATAAGGTATTCGATATAATGCTGTGCTTTTTCCAAATCCTGACGACCTGCTTTGTAAGGGAATCGAAGAATATACTTCACCACGTTAGCCGACCATGGGTCAAGTCCGTATGCAGCCATAATGTCCCACGGCTGAACAGCAGCGACTTGGTAGTGATTACCGCCTACTTGTTTCTTCTTCTCTTCACCGCCACAAAAATCAACTACTGTATTCATGCTAATCCTTTCACTTCCGCTTTGTGTGTTTTTTCACCTTTGACCGATTGACTCCAACTTCCGCAAGCCTTGCACTGATAGCGTTGATATGTGCCAACAGACGAAATAGCAGTTCCACGCTTTTGAAGTCTAGGTTCAGAACAGGTGG